ATGCAAGCAAAATATCGGGGACAGCTTGTAGAAGTCTGGAAAATTTCGCATCGACCAATTCGTGAAATATGGGTTAGGCAGGCTTTTGAACAAGAACGCCTTTCTTGGAATGAATGGAATAAAAATGTTTTAAATTTTGAGTCAATTTCAGGAGATTTGGCTTTAGTTGGCGATTTTTTGATTCAAAAAGATGGAAGAAGATTTCATGTTGTCAGCAGAGAAAATGTTCAGCGGGATTTGGTCTTTATGGACACAGAAACAAATTTTAAAATTGGTAATTAAAACAGAAAAGTTGCATAGCTCAAGTCATTTTTTATTGATTTGGAGTTAGCAAATGATTGTTAAAGCCTGTCGGTCGTGACTCAAATGATTTAACAGGAAGTAGAGTGAGCTCATGCTTGCCATAAATTTATTTTTCCGCTATAATAGTTAATGTTGTGGCGGCGTAGTGAAGTGGTAACACATGGCTCTGCAAAAGCTTAATCGTCGGTTCAAATCCGACCGTCGCCTTAAATATTTAACTACATTTAAGTAAATTAAAATAGAATCGCTCAACAGTGCGGTTCTATTTTTTATAATTTAATCAAAATAAATATACTTAAAAATAATTTGGGACAAATTAGGGTCAATGGGGTCAAAGTTTATTAAATATTTTTCTGATCACATCGTTGTTCTCTTGCTCCATCTCTTTTAACTGGTGAGCATAAACTTTTAGAGTAACATTTAAATTTTCATGTCCCAATAATTTTGATACGGTTAGTAAATCTATACCTTTGTAAATCAAATATGATGCGAAAGAATGTCTTAAAGAATGTGGGTGGACTTTTCTACCAGCTATTACTTTAATTGTCTTGTTTAGACCATTATTACTTAAATTATAAATCACACGATCATACTTGTTTTCATGCCAATATTCTTTCTTATATTTTTTTAGTAGTTTTATTGTTTTAGAAGAGATAGGAATTTTACGCTTTGAACTTTCGTTTTTTGTGTCTGCAAAATCATTCGTTATACTGTAGTCCCAAGTTCTTTGAATAGAAATCTCTTTTTTACTGAAATCTACATGATCCCATGTAAGCCCCAAAAGTTCTGCAAATCTCATTCCAGTTACTGCAGTCAAGTAGCAAGCAAAGTAACTTGTATATTCCATTTTTTCTTCTGCGATGGCCAACAATTTGAGGTATTCATCAGCATGTAAATACTTTTCCTCAACGGGACGAGCTGCAAGTTTTGATTTTGCTTTAGTAAAATCAGCAAAATTTTCACTAATAACTTTTTCATGAACGGCAATCTTCATAGCAGATTTTATTTGAAAGTAAAATTTGTCCAAAGATTCTTGCCGATAAAGTACACTCATTTTGTTCAGCACAGCTTGGTAAAAAGTGGGGGTTATTTCAGCAATTGGTTTATCTTTGATATATTTATCAATAAGATTCAAAGTGCGCTTATATGTCCTCCAAGTGGCTTCTGTGACATGTGGCTTTTTATAGACCTTGGCCCATTTCTCAAAAAAATCATAGAGAGAAATATCATTGTCAAATTCAGAATGGTTATTCAATCGTTTCTTTGCTTCATCAGCTGCAGCTTCGGCTTCCTTTTTTGTTTTATAGCCGCCCTTTTCAAACTTTTTATATTCTCCATTATTATCTTTATATGAAAGTCTGAATTGCCATGTCTTACCACGTTTTCTAAAATTTGCCATGATTTGATTTTTACTCACTTTCTTGCTAAAATTGAGTACGAGAAAACACCATCAGCATTGATGATTTTCTTGCACTATACATGTTTAAATCCGTCCGCGCCGTCCAAAGTTTGGGCGGATTTTTTTATTTATAGGTCTAATAATTCTTTCTTTTTCAAATCAAATTCAGATTGTGTTATTGCTCCAATATCCAACAGCTCTTTTAGTCCCTTTATTTCTTCTACAGGAGATGATGTAGAATGATGATCTGATTTTTGTTCAATTCTACTTTCGATTTCTTTCTTTAATTCTTCAGCCAGTTTATTTTGAGAACTTCTAACAATGATTGTGAAGTCATTTAGTGGATAATTAGAAAAAGAAGTTATCTCTAAGAATCCATTAGTCAACCCGCCTTTTTTAAAATTAATACTATTAATATTTTTATAAAAAATTTTCTTTTCTAAAAAAGTTTGTTTTGAATTGGACAGCAGTGTGTTGCCTGCATTATCAAATTTTGCTCCAGTTTTCATTAAACCTCTTAGTTCAACTGTTACTCCAGACTCATCTAAAGTAACTAAATGAGTTGAAAACTTAAACTGCTTTACTTTATTAGTGGATAAAGTCTTAGAAGAAGTAACTTTATCTTGAGGACGTGTAGTGTTTTTAATTACATCCGTAAAACTACGGTCATTTATCACTTTCATTTGGCGAGGGTCCTTTTTTGCCTCAAGATATTCACCGACACTTTTTGCTTTAATAAATTCTTTAAATCCCATGCTTTTCTCCTTACCAATTTAGTGATGGTATACATTATTTATAAAATTATCCAGCCTCTAATAACTGCTGAAATTCTTTTTCTGCCATATCATAGAAATTATAACTTAGATGATATCGATCTAAAAATTGGTAAACATTTATAGTTTCTATCACATCAAAATAGCTAATATAGTCAACAATATAATCATGCATTTCTTGCTTATTGAGGCTAACTTTTATTTCATTCTCAAAAATTTCTGTGATAGCTTCATGCATCTCAAGATATTCATTTTTTATTATCATTTCGGCCAATTCAAAAGGAGATTCTGTTATATCTACAAATACATTAAAGTATTCATAATTCCCCCCATTGGCTTCAAATATTTCCCATAGAATCAGAATAGCTTCATGATTTGCTCTAACTTCTTGAGGGTTTGTTGTATCATTTTCAGAACCTCTGCAAATATCTTTATTGATTACATGAGAAAGTTCATGAGCAATTTTAAAAGCAGTTATTTTAGTTGGATTATAAATCATCAACTTTCTTTTGATATTAACCATCGCATTTTTGGGAAAACATTCATCACTTGTAATATGAATATTGTATTTTTCCATTTCTAAAAGAAGGTACTCTATCAACTCCTGTTTATCCATAGAGACCTCCGGTTAGTCTGTTAATTTATCGCCATAGATTGCAAACAACATTTTCTTCACGTCATCACTGATAGGTTCGCCATCAAAAGATACCCACTCATTCCAGTCTATGCGAGGATCATCCCAAGAAGTTGGTTTTTTCTCACTGATTAATTTTTTTAAATCAACTGGTTCTTTGATTGTTTTTAACTCTTCTCTTCCGAGTAAATAATCAACTGAAACATGAAAATAATCAGCAACTTTAGCTAAATCCTCAGCCTTTGGTTTAGTTTTTTTCCATCCATAAATTGCATTTTCACTTAGTCCTACATCAATAGCTACCGTTTTTACATTTTTTCCTTGCTTATCAGCAAGTTTTTTTATTGCTTCAAATACTGTCATATCAAGCCTTTCAAAGAAAGATAAAAAATTATTATGAAATTTCATACTTTTAGCTTGACAAATAGTACGAGTTTTCGTACAATGTTATTTGTAAGATAAAAAGTTTGAAAAAAGTTTGAGAAAAAGAACTCATAAACAATACATAAAACAAGCTGGCAGGCGGTTAGTGTATTATTTGAGCGTTTTAACTATGCCTTTATTGTACGAAAACTAATAATTTTTGTCAAGCTAAAAGTATGAAATCTCTAACTTTTCTTCAAACAATTGTCAAACAACTAATGCAAGAAAGGAGAAGAGATGTCAGAAATCGAAAAAAATATGGATGCTCAACGATTGAAAATCAAGGCTTATCTTGACGAAAAAAAATGGGGCAACGGTGCACTAGTACGTTTAACAGGTTACAACAAGGGTGATGTTTCTAGCATCATGAGTGGAAAAATGTATGGGACTCCATACGTAAATAACTTCATCACAATGGTTTGCGAAGCATACGGTATCAAGTAAGGAGAAAATCATGTTAAGAAAAAATCAAAAAAATGATTCTGATTATCCTTTGATTATGACCCGAGAACTAGCAGCAGAATTTATTGGTGTAAGTGGTCCTACCTTTGATAAGTATTATCGCTACGCCCCTAAGTTCCCAGTTGTGAAAAATGGAGATGTTGAAGAAGCTTTTCCGAGAGACCCAATCATTAAATGGATTGCGGATAATTGGCAATTATTGGAAAAAAGGAGAAAGAGATAGAATGCTCAAAATCAAACTTTTAAATAAATCTGACCAACAGTGGTTAGAAGGTCGCAAAGATGTTGAAGCACAATTGGAGATTTATAGTTCAATCCTCAACGCAAATGACCGTGTTCGAGCTATGAAGCAGCCACGAGCCCAACCCAGTGAATCACTTGTTCATTACGCAAAAGAACAATCGCTTGGAATGTGGTTAGAAGAATCACCATTCTTTGCAGAAATGAAAAAAGCCCGCACTGGTAATGCGAGCTGGTAGAAAATTTTCCCAAAAATTCTACCTTCATTATAACAAATCGGAGGAAATAATGACAGAAGAAAAACAACCGTATAAAGTCACAAATGACAGCGAACTGAACTGGGCGCTTGGTAAATATAAAGAACATCAAATCCAATTTGACGAGTACGAAGTTCAAGCTGAAGAATCAAGAAAAGCTATCGAAGAAAAATATAATGCTGAATTGTATGAAATTGAACAACGCCGTTTAAAACTTCAAGCTGAAGAGCAGAAAGAAATGGATTATTTCAAAGGACTAGCTGAACAATATTATTTATCTCTTGAGACAAAGAGCCCCAAGAAGACAATCAACGGGATTATTCGGTTTTCAAAAAAAGAAAATGCTTCTTATGATGATAATTTGCTCTCAGAGCTTAAAGAAAAAGGGTTTGACAAATTCATATCTGTTAAGACTAAAACGACTGAGAGTGTCAATAAGAAAGCACTCAAAGCTTTTGTAAACGATGGCGGTCAGCTTGTGTCAGAAGATGGCGAAATTGTTGAAGGTTTCAAACTCGAAAAAACAGAAGAATTTACAGTGAAGGTTTGAGGTTTAGATAATGAAAGAACAGTTGAAATTTGGTGAACAATTTGTACTTGTTTTTGATGAAATGAGTATTCAGATTATAGGTCCAGAAGATATTTTGAAAATTAATGTCTTTATTGATATTGATATCAAAGGAAAAGATGTCCTAGACCCTGATGTGTTTGAACCACAAAAAGATTATAAATTACACACTAAAGTTGATATCAAGGAACAATTAGGACAGCTTCAAAGTTCGCTTGCATCCACTCATAAAGCATTAGGTGAAGCGAAAAAATTACTTGATTTCATTCATCTGAATGAGAAAAATTTCCTTGAAAAAGTTGTTCCAGAATTGAGGGTAAAAGTTGATGAAAATTTTAGCGATTGACCCAAGTTCTAACCAAGCGATAACATCCACTTCTGGAATTGTTTATTTAAATAACGCTAAACTTCTTGACTATTGGACGGTTGAATATGGTGTAAATAACTTCAAAAAATGGGTTAAAGAAATTGGCCAACAATTAAATCCTGATGTCGTTGTTATTGAAAAATTTGAATTAAGGGATGGTTCTGCTGACAATTCAGTTTTAGAAACAATTGCTGAAATTATGAAGTGGTTTCCTGAAGCGATTTTATTCCGTAACACTGGGTATGCTAGCGATATTCCGAATGAATTGCTTAAAGGATTAGGACTTTATAAATTTTCAAAGAGTCATCACCAAGATGTACGAGCTGCTGCAAGACTAGGTTTGTTTTGGGCCATGCGTAATGATATTCAAGAAGTAGTAGATGATATTGGAGGTCAACTTGAACTTAACACTTAGAAATTGGCAAATTGAAGCAGTAAAACGTTCTGGACTTCCACCTTCTGGGATATTCCTTGAAGCTTTAGGGGGCAGGGGGAAAACTATCTGTGCCTTAGCTATCGCTAAAAAGAAAATGGCGAAAAAAATTATTATCACAAATAATCGTCTGAGTATCTTAAAAGGTTGGCACGAAGCGATTGAATTACTTGATTTTGATAATGATGTTGAGTTTGTCATCAAAACGGATAAGACTTTGCAAAATGAACTCAAAAAAGGTCAAAAATTGGCCGCTGACGTCTTGATTATTGATGAATGGCAGAATATGTCGAGCGACAAGCAAACAAGCTTATATCGCAAAATAAAGCGTAAATATACTATCGGACTATCGGCAACTCCAATTCGTAAAAAAGGTCAAAATTTCTACTCTCTTGAAAAAACAATGTGGGGAAAAGCTGAACCTAATACTAAATTTAGTTGGCAAAAAGAACATGGCGAAATGATTTATGATCCATTTACTTATTCAAAAGAGAAGTGGAAAGATTTTAGAAACTATGAGCGTTATGTCAGTCAACTTCCTAATTTTTTTAGATGGGAAGAAATTGAAGAGTTAGAGAATGCCAAACTCAACAATGGTCATGAGATTAAATATTTTAAAAAGACTGTACCTGTTGCTAATAAAGAGTTATTGGATAAGTTTGAAAAATATAATGTTGTATCAGTTGATGGTAAAACTGCAATGGCCAAACAATCATTTGGAAAAAAAGCTTTTGAACGATACTTAAAGCAAACTAAAGTCACTGTTAATTTTCCGAAGATAATACCAATTAATGGTGAAACACCATTATTAGAAGAAATAAGTGGCTTAATCAAAAGAGCTAATCATAATGTTTTAGTTGTTACAAAGTCAGTGGATATTGCGAACCTCATTAAAAGTCAGAATCCACAAATTGGTTTATGGACTGGGACAAATAAAGTACAAATAGAAAATAATTCAATTGTAGCGACTCAACAAGTATTAGGGGTTGGAGTTGATGGTTTACAGAAACAGTTTCAAACGCTTATTGTCTTAGACCCAGTAAATGAGGACAGCGGAGAATATGACGATTATCGTCAATTACTTTGGAGAATAACAGGTAGCAGACAGCAACACGATATCAATATAGTTGAATTCTACTATGAATAAAAGGAGGAAAAATGTTCCAATTACCTAAAAATGAACCACAAGTTCCAAAAGATACACCTAGAAATTACTTTATATATGGTGAAACCATGAGTGGCAAAAGTTACTTAGCAAATGAGTTTCCGAGTCCAATTGTACTTAATACTGATGGAAATGCAGAAGCAAACTCAGTTCCAAGTATCCAATTAAAAAATGATAAGGACAGAACAGGAGAAATAACTAAATCTATCATTGATCAACTTAGCGAAATTCTTTTAGCACTTCAAACCCAATCCCACACTTATAAAACGGTGATTATTGATGTAATAGATGATGTTTTAGAATTAATGCGAATTGCTGTTGCCAATCAATTGGGGGTGAAATCTTTATCAGAAGCAGGATATGGTAAAGGATATGATTACTATAATCAAGCAATTACTGAATTAGTCATGGACTTAAAAGCTTTGCCTATGAACGTAATTTACATATCCCGTCAAATTAATGAATATGACGATGATGGGAAAGTAATAAAAGAGATTCCTAGTTTGAAACCTAAATTTGTAAATTTAATTAATGGTAACTCTGATTTAATGATTCAAACACTCAAAGTTGGAAATAACTATTCACGTAAAATTGACCGCCGCCGGAAAGCTTATAAAGCAGATCAAGTAGATGATAGTAAAATCTTATCTATTTTAAAAACAATTCGTGGAGCACTTGACAGTGCTACAGCAAAAACAACACAACAAGATAAATTTTAAGGAGAAATAACATGTCACTTTTAGATATTGCAAAAGAAATTAAAAACTCAGGATTCGACGCACGTAAAGATAGCGCTAATGGTCAAGATAAAATCCCGGCAGGAAGTTATCCAGTAATGCTTCGTTCAGCATCATTTACTGTCGCAAAAAGCGGATGGGAAATGCTTAGATATGAATTTGATATCCAAGACGGAGATCAAGCCGGACAAACTGAACTTGCTCAATTTGGAACTCTGGAAGAATGGAATGGAAAAAATATTAAATGGGCGGTTGAACGTACAACTAAATTTTTCCAAAAAGCAGTTGTTCTATCAGGAGATGAAGTTTTAATCTCAGACTTTGAAGATGGTGCAGCTTTAGCAGAGGGATTACAACGCAAAGCAGTAGGTAGTTTCTTCATCTTAAATATTGAGGAAAGTACAAGCAAAGGTAAAACATATCGATCATATGATTTAGAAGAAATGCCTGGTGCAGATATTGCTGCAGATAAAAAAGGGCCGGAGATTGACGATAAGGATTTGCCATTTTAAGAAAAAGGTGAACTAACATGCAAATGAAAGACTTTGCGCTCAAGTATTGTAAATTGGGCTTTTCTGTAATACCAATTAGTCCAAGTAATAAAAGACCTCTTGTTAAATTTGCAGACCGTCCCCCTTTTAATGAGGAGGAAATCTGCAATTTATGGGATGAGCATCCAAATGCGAATATTGCTCTTAAAACTGATAAGTTCTTTGTTATTGATATTGATGTTCACGGAGTAAATGGATTTGATAGTTTAAAAAAATGGAAACATTTAGATTTAATCACTCCCACCTTACAAGCTAAAACTGCAAGTGGAGGGAAACATCTGTTTTATTTCAAAAGGGATGATTCTTATATAACGCAACAAATTGGTTTCTTGAACGGTGTTGATATCAAAGCTCATGAAAATAATTATGTTTTGGTAGCTCCTAGTGCAACAGAAAAAGGGAGTTACGAATGGGATATTGAAAAGTCAGCTCCTGGCGGTACGATGATGACTGCTTCAAAAGAATTAATTCAAGCTATAAATAGCGAGAAAAAATCAAGTCTCAAAGATTTTTATTATCAAAGTGTCAATCGCTCATCTAAATCAAAAACAACTGAACTATTTGAAAGAATATTATTAGGTTTTGGAGATACTGGGGGAAGAAATGATGCATTGGCTAAATTTGCAGGTGGTTTATTGATTAGAGGTGTTGATCCTGAGGACGTCCTGAGTTTAGCAAACATTGCTAATTCCAATAGTATTTCACCGATAGATAGTAAAGAATTACAAAAAACAGTAGAAAGTATGGTCAAAAAGCATGAAAGGAGGTAAACCGAAACGGAAAATGTAGTAAATATGCCCGCAAAGTTTCAATTAACTAAAGATAATTCAATAAAGGTTAACTCCAGTTATAACGTGCTTTTAGCATTAAAACATGATCATCAACTTAACACTTCATTAAGATACAACGAGTTTAACGAAGATAGTGAAATTGTAAAACCTATTAATTTAGGAGGGACGAAATATGAAGTTGGTGAGCTTCCAAGTGATTTCGAGAGTGTACTTGCTGTTTATTTTGAACAAGAACTAGATGTTGTATTTACAGGAGTAGCTTTGAGAAATGGATTAGATGTGTTTTTTAGTCAAAAGAAGTACAACCCTGTTAAAGAATATATGGAAGATTGTTTAAAAAAATGGGATGGAAAAAGTAGAATCAACACATTATTTTCAAAGTATTTAGGTTCTGAAAAAACAGAATTAATTGAAAATATCTCTCTAATCTTTTTAGTTGCTGCTGTAAAAAAAGTATATGAACCTGATTTTAAATTTGACTATGTCCTTGACTTGGTAGGAGGTCAGGGAATAGGTAAAACAAGCATCTTACAAAAACTAGGTGGACCTTGGTACACTGACTCAATTACTGATTTTCAAAATAAAGATAACTTTGAGCTGATGATTCGTTCCCTTATTGTCAATGATGATGAAATGGTCGCAAGTAAAAAAATAGGTTTTGCTGAGCTTAAATCATTTATCACTAAAACTAATTTAAGGTTTAGAAAGGCTTATGCAAGAAGAGCGCAAGAATACCCTAAAAAATTTGTTATTGCTAGAACGACTAATGAAGTTGCCTATTTAAGGGATAAAACTGGGGAAAGAAGATTTTTACCAGTGATGGTCGGTGTTGAAAGACAGGAGCGACACCCGATGGAAATGACAGATGAACTTGTAAAACAAATTTGGGGAGAAGCAATGACTCTTTATCAAGGAGGTTATCCTACAACCTTCAGTAAGGAGGAGGAGGCAGAACTTGAAATTTATCGAGAACAATTCATGTATATTGATGAAATTGAAAACCTTCTTGATGAGTATCTTGATATGAAAGTACCTTCTGATTGGTCGATGATGAACAATGCTCAAAAATATACGTTCACTCAAAAATATTTAAATAGTAATGATTCTATTGAAGGTGTTGCATTACAAGATAAGATTGCAACACGGGATATTTTAGCAAATGTATTTGATAGTGATGCTAAAAATCAAAAGTTAGCAAAGAAAATAAATTATTTGATGACAAATAAAACTGATTGGATATCTGGAGTTTTTAAAATAAACAAAAAAACTACTAGAGGTTTTATTAGAAAATAAAAGGTTACATGGTTACACCTTGAAGCAAAAAAGGTTACACCTGGTTACACCTAGTTACAGCAAGGTGTAACCGTGAAATTCGTTGGTATATAAGGGCTTATACTATATGGTTACATGGTTACACCTTTTTATAAAAAATATTCTCTATAAAATATAAATAGCTATATAGAGCCATTTATAAAAATGTAAAAATGGTACAGCAAATGTTTTGAAAATACGTGTAACCGTGTAACTGTAAAAATAATAACAAAAAAATAATAAATAAATTAGAAATCGCTAGGGTGTTGCAGCAAGGAACTTAATACAGTCGGTAGAGTAATGAAGCCCTCTAGGAGGTATAGCACCGACAGCCCTATTATTTTTGAGGTATGAGTTATGGGATATTACGACACAAGAAATGAAGCTAGGCGAATTAGCAAGCTTGCTAGTCAAAATATATCGAGTGAGCAAACCAAAAAAGAATTTGAATTAGACAGCCAGAATAAATTCAATCAGGAAATGCAGGAAGATTTCCATAAAAGGATTCAAGAGTTAGGAGATAAAAAATGACAGTTGAAAGTTTACTAAAAACAATTTCAGAAGGAATGACAGTTATTTTAAAAACTGAAAAAAATCGAATCATAGTCCAATTTGAATGTGGTAATGATATTGAAGCTTTCAGTTGCGGATTCCTTTACAGAAAAATAAAAATTGTCAAAATAAAAAATGGTAGCGAACTAATCGCTATCTTGGAGGACACGAAAAATGACTAAGTTTGAAGAAGAATTAAACAAAATCGAAGTAGAAGTTCAAACCCCACTCGAGAAGTATATCGTTGAAAAAGCTGTTGCTGATGAGAGTTTATACGCTCAGCATTATGAAGCTGTTTTAGAAAAGTTTAAAGATTGGCACTCAGACGAAGAGTTTCAGGAGTTGAAAAAGCACTGCGAAAAACTTGAAAACGAAAATTCATTCATGCGAGATGAGCGTACTACGTTTGATTCGAATGGTACGGCAGTTGAACCTATTATTCAACAGCAATCCCTGCCAGTCGTGCCTGAAGATGTTGATGAGGCTATTAAATACTTGAAAAACCATAATAACAGTACATTTAGTGACTTAGGTGATATTTTGACAAATAAAGGTTTTAAATGGTTGAATGATTTTCAATTTAAAGATAGACGATTCGGTTTTGGAGGTCTAAATAATAAGTTATTTATACTTTCTCATTTAGCTATTACAGGCTATGAAGTCGAAAACCGCAGCTGTTCTATTTGAAGCACATTGATATGAGTAAAAGTGATGCATATCTTAATTGGTATCTAGCAAAAGGGACTGATAATGTTTTAATACACCAAGGTATTAAAAAAGGTAAATCACCTAAACTAAAATGTATTTTGAAACTAACCCAGCAAGAAATCAACAACATGCAAACTGGGAGCTATGAACAGATAAAAGTGGAGGAAGAAAAATGAACGATAAAAAATATTATGTGAAATTAAAAAATACATATAAGCATGATGAGAGACTACTATCCCTTAATAAAGTAAGTGGGAAAATTGATTTTGTAGATTGGAGGAACTCAGGGGCTTGGTGGAAAGGGACTAAATCAGAACTGGCTGAAATCATGGGCGGTGCGATTTATAAATCTAAGTTCAGACATGAAACTCAAGATGAATTATGGCGAAACGGATGGACAATACGAGCAGATAAAGTTAACGGATGCACTCATTGGGAATGGATTAACCCGCTCATTGAGCTTGTGCCTGTGGAGGACGGAGAATGAGCCTAGAATTAGTAGACACACCTAAAGAGCTAGTTGAAGAGTACGGAAGCAAGTGCCTTATGGGAACAGATGAAAAAGGCCAAGTATTTTTCACAAAAGCACAAGTAACGTTTATAGAATTAGCGGAGGACGGAGAATGAGCGACCCTTGCTACAAAGATATAACTTGCCCTTATTGTGGCAAGATTAATCATAATGTAGAAACGGCGTGGATTGAAGACGAGCGCTGCTATCGTTGTGAAAAATGGATGATTCACAAAGAGCATAACCTTTTAGAAGATGAGCTTAAAGCTTTAGAAGAAGAATATAAAATTAGACGTAAAAATATTTACAAAAAATATGAAACTAAGCCAGTATTTAAAATGGAGAGAATAAAATGACTGAAAGAGCACTCAACGAATTAGGAGAAAACAATGAAATTTAAAGCAAAACCAAAACTATCAGCAATGCAACAATTAGAAGAAGAGCCATTTAATGAATTTGATTTAATTAAGGATTATTTAGACGAAGAAGGCTACGTTCATGGTTACTATGTGGATGGCTACATAGTGGGTAAAATGATTGAAGCAAACGAAGAATATTGTGATTTAGAATTCTGGTGCCCTATCGATAAATCAACACTCGCAGCGATTGGAGGGGATGATGATTGAAATAAGACTGTTTAATCCATACATTGATATTACTTACAGAACTGAAGATTTTCCTATCGAGAGATGGTCCCAGTTTTTAGACAATTTTAGAAAAGGCAACGAAGAAATAATTTCGTTCAGACTAACTTATGAAGAAATTCGTGGAAGTGATGCCAATTCTAAAATACCTGAAATTGTTACCATTTGTCCTAGGCATTGGGCAAAAGTATCAGTAACTGAACTTGAAGGGAGCGGCGATGAGTGAACTTCCAGAAGGTTACGAAAAATGCATAGTTTGTGGCATGACAGACGAAAAAGAATGTATGTGGGCTACAGGTTACGGTGGTTATCTTTGTAATGATTGCTACTGGGAAGATTTGGAGGATGAATGCACAGATGAGTGAATTAGAAAAAGCAAAACAAGAAGTAGAGCAAGTTTGCTTTGCTTATGATAAAGCCGGAGACACAGGAGATATAAAAGACTGGAAAGAATACTATGATTTAGAGAATAAATTAATAGATAAAGTCAAAATTGCCAACCAACCCCAGCTCACGATTCCTCAAAGCATTGCGGGAAAAATTGATAAATTTATAAAAGTACTTCACTTTTTAAATGAATTTGAAGCAATTAAATATTTGTCAGCTTTAGACCTTAATGGAGATAGAACACCGCAATGGCTCAAAGATAACCCTATGCTAGTGTTCGCCTACCTCGCAGGCAAAGCCCTCGGAGTTGATTTAGTGAAAGTGGGGGAGGGATGAAAATTGAATTAGAAACAAGGCCTTGCTTGGTAACTTTTAGTAGTACAAAGCAGGTCAAAGGAACTTTCATGGGACTATTTCAATATTCGTATACTCATGGCGCCTCAGCAACAATTGGTGGGTTTCAAGCAGGAACAATTGCTTATCCCATCGCAGTTGTAGAATTTAATGGAAAAATGCTAGAAGTACGAGTTAGTCAGATTGAATTTCTTGATGTTGCGAAAGATGACGAGGCAAAGGGATGAAAATTTCACCCGGAATAAAACGGAAACGAAACATTCAAGCCCAAACTAAAGCACCAGATTTTGAATACGTACTTCCGTCAGCTTTGGCAGCAATTAGACTGGCGGTTGATGATTCTGTTGAAATAAATGAAGTTTATATTTCATTAAAAAGTGAGGGCGCACTATTAAGTTACAGTTATAAGGATTTGGAGGAATTAGAATGAAGAAGATAAGTAGTGCAATTGGTTATATTATTGCCTGGATATTAATTATTCTGGTCTGTCTGCTTTTATTTTCAGCATTACTGGTATTACTAAAAATGTTGTGGTTTGGGTATTAGGGAGGCAGAATGAAAGTAAGTACAGAATATGGGTATTTAATCAAAGCCTTGAGAGAATATCCGTTTGAATCACAAGTGAAACGGAGATGCGAAGAAATTCATTATCCAGTAAGTAATAGTGGACTTGACCCCAATTGGTGGATTACTCCTCAAAATTTGGTTCGTGACCCGAAAGTTTTAAGTGATATCATTAAGCTAGAATGTGATCCAACATTAATTAAGTATAGACGGCAGTTTAAAGCGATTCAAGAAATGATTGCTGAAACAGACCCAGGGCATTGGAAAATAATAAAGGCTGTTTATATTCACAATGAATTGACTGTTGAAGGCGCCTTAATGCGATTTGGATTCGGTAAAAAGACACAAGCTTATAAAAATATTATTCGTCCATTTTTTGAAAAGTTGGAATATAAGATTGATGAAATTGCTGCTGAAGAACGTATTGAAATAAATTTTGCGGAAAAGTGACCGTTTTTGCTAAAAAATAGCGAACAAGTGACCAAAAAAATGAGTTAAAATAGTATTGTGAACGAGTGAATGATGATACGACTCGCTAACTCCTTTTAGATTTTACCTGTCAGAAATGGCAGGTTTTTTATACAAATTTTACAGAAAGCGAGGTACAAAAATGTGACAAATGGTAACAAATACAAGCCAACTACAGCTGAAAAAAAATTACTTGAAGTCCTTATAAATCCAGAAAATGCAGGGAAAACTGTTACAGATATTTGTAACCTTGCGAATGTAAGCCGTCGTAAATATTATGAAGCGATGGGGAAAGAGGAGTTCTCAAACCTCGTCAATGAAACCACAATGGACTTGGTCACAGCAAAAGCAGGAAGTGTTTTAAATGCTGCTTATAAGTACGCTATGAAAGAAAAAGGATTTCAGGACCGCAAAATGATTTTAACGATTGCTGGAATTTATGTCGATAAAAGTCAAACGGAGCTGTCAGGTTCAGTTGATGTCAACGAACGTAGCAAGGAAATACAAGAACGAATAAAAGGACGGATGAAGGATGGAAAATGATTTTGATTTTTTCATGGACCTAGTTATTAATCATCCTGTTCAGTTTGGAATAGAAAGTGGATTTGAAGACTTAGAAGACATTCATAACGAATGGATCAAGTCTTTTTTATTTTCTGAGGAAGATGAAACACTTCTGGCTCATCGTGGGTCATATAAAACGACTTGTCTTTCAATTGCAATTGCGATTCTATTGGTCATGTTTCCAAATCAAACCATCATCTTCATGCGTAAAACCGACACGGACGTTATGGAAATAGTCTTGCAGGTTCAGAAGTTATTACAGTCAGACATCTTTCAAGCTTTCTCAGAGGCTTTGTGGGGGAAGTCAGTTATTTTATTGAAAGCAACAACGACTGAGATTGATACTAATCTAAAAGAAAGTAATAAGGGAACTTCTCAACTTCTTGCTTTGGGGATTGGTGCCAGCATTACTGGTAAGCATGCGGACATTGTTATCACCGATGATATTGTCAATCTGAAAGACCGTGTAAGTCGTGCAGAACGTGAGCGGACTAAAACGCAATACCAGGAATTGCAGAACGTAAAGAATCGTGGTGGCCGTTTCATTAATACTGGAACTCCTTGGCACAAGGAAGATGCAATTTCTAAGATGCCAAATGTCAGAAGATATGACTGTTACGAAACAGGTTTGATTAGCAAAGACCAGTTAGAGCATTTGAGACAAGCGATGATTCCCAGCTTGTTTGCTGCTAACTACGAACTGAAACATATCGCTGATAAAGATGCCATGTTCAGCGCTCCGTCCTATATTGCCGACGTTGGCAAAATCGCTAATGGGACAGCGCACATTGATGCGGCTTATGGTGGGAGTGACTCAACTGTTTACACTGCTAAAAAAGATAATGTGATGTTTGGTAAGAAATGGGACAAGCATGTTGATGATTGCTTGAATGAGATTGAGCTTATCCACAAGGAATTAAAGCTCGGAACCATCCATGTTGAAAACAATGGGGATAAAGGTTATCTTGCTAAAGAAATTAAAAAACGTGGCATTCCAGTCAAAGAATATCACGAATCACAAAATAAATTTATTAAAATTGCTACCTATTTGAGAGCTGAGTGGTCTAACATTCAATGGCTCGATACGACTGATCCAGATTATATGGCTCAAGTATTGGATTATACAGAGAATGCCGAACACGATGATGCGCCAGATAGTGCAGCGAGTTTAATTAGACAAACTAAAAGTAAAGGAGGTTGGCTAGTATAATGGCAACTAATGTACTACTGAGCAAAGACCCGACAATTATTGCTTCTGGAATTAAACAAACGATTCAGTCTGATTTAAAAGACAAGAAAAAGAAAATTGCTCAACAAGGTGTAGATTACTATAACTACAAACATGATATTTTAGACAATCGAATTTTTTACATTGACGATGATAACAATTTAAAAGAAGACAATTACGCTACAAATATCAAAATTCCCAATGCTTTCTTGAATGAATTGATTGACCAGAAAGTTCAATATCTTTTATCAAATCCAGTTGAAATCGAATGTGATGATGACCAGCTGGCTAAGTATCTTGAAGATTATTATAACGAAGACTTTCAATTGTTCCTTAATGACTTACTGACAAACGGAAGTCAGAAAGGCTTTGAATATGTTTATCCTCGGACTACTCCTGATGATGTCATTGTCTTTCAAGTTTTAGACGGTTTAAAAATCATTCCTATTTATGACGATTTGAATGTCGTTCAAAAAGTCCTACGTTATTACTCAAATGATATTGTCAAAGACGGTAAGGTAGAAACAATTAAGACTGCTGAACTGTATGATGATAAAGAAGTCATGACCTTTGAAGCTTCTGAAAAAGATGATTATAAATACATCGGTTCACAGCCTCATATTCTTGGAACTAATGGAGAGGAGATTGGCGGACGTTCATACAACACTATTCCTCTCTATCGTTACCAGAATAACCAGCAGGAACGAACAGATTTAGAACCAATCAAAGCGCTTATTGATGATTATGACTTGATGAATTCTTATTTATCAAACAACTTACAGTCTTTCTCTGATGCCATTTATGTGGTGAGAGGATTTGAAGGAGACTCTTTAGATAAGCTCCAAATGAACCTCCGGAATAAAAAGGTTGTAGGAGTTGGAGATGATGGAGGAATTGATGTAAAAGTTGTCAATATTCCAGTTGAAGGTCGTAAGACTAAAATGGAGATTGATAGCGAAAATATCTACCGTTTTGGCTTTGGATTTGATAGCTCACAAGTCGGTGATGGCAATGTGACGAACGTTGTTATTAAGTCACGATACACAAGACTAGACATGAAAGCCAATAAGACAGAGGTTCGGTTGAGAGCTTTCTTGAAGTGGTCGCTTGATTTAGTCATTGCGGATATTAATCGAAAAAATAACACATCCTACAAAAGCAATCAAGTTGAGTTTGTCATTACTCGTGAAATGCTGGTCAATGAAAATGACCTTGCGAACAATGAAAAAGTTGAAGCTGATACAAAATCAGTTGAAGTTCAAACACTTCTTGCAGCAGCTCCATTATTGCCGGATGATGAAGTGGTTCAAATGATTTGTGATATTTATGACTTGGATTATGACGAAATCGAAAAACAATTAAGTGTTAAAGGCTATACAGAGCAACCAAGTGCAACCGATACTCAAGAAGTAGCTGAGGCTGCTCAAGATGCTGCTGGAGTTAAAACACTAAATGGGGCACAGACTCAATCTCTGATTTCAATAATCACACAATATCAAACTAATGTCCTGACGAGAAATCAGGCTATTCAGATGATTATTGTTGCTATTGGTATTAGTGAAGACCAAGCTAATAAATTACTTGGTGATGATAATGTTAATAGTACTGTAGCTGGAGTAGTAAGTTGAGGTGATTCATGAATATTGAAAGTCCAGTAGATGAAAAAAAGCTTCACAAGTTCTATGAAAACATTTCTAAATCTGTGAATCAGAAAATTGAGGATTGGCTAGAGCATTACGGTGATTTATCTTTTAGTAAACGTATAGAGTTTGAAAGATTGTTAAATGTCAGTAATGAAATTCGACAAATACTTGGAGAACCTAGCATTAATATTTCCGAAACGATTAAGAGCCATGTTTTAACAGAAGGAGCAAACGGATATAATTCTGTTTATTATGCTCTTGAAACTGGCTATAATCTTGATTTGAACTTTCATAGCTTAGACAATAAGTTTTTAACTGAGCTGATGAACAGTCCAGTAGCTGGTTCTACTTTGTCAAAGCGACTCTATAAATACAGAGATGAATTGGCTTCAAAGATTAGTGATGCTATTGCTAGAGGGATGTCTTTTGGTTATGGTTATGACAGAATGGCATTGGAAATATCAACAATTACAGAAGCTAACTTTCGTCAAGCTTTAAGGATTGCCCGGACAGAGGGTGGTCGTGTTCGTTCTATAACCACTCAAAAGGGTTATGAAGAAGTCAAAGAAAAAGGTGTTGATTTAAAGAAACAATGGATGGCAACCAACGATGGTAGAACTCGTACAGACCATTCATTACTCAATGGCCAAATTCAAGAAGTTGATGAAGACTTTAAAATCGGTTCATACAAAGCACAAGGCCCTCGGATGTTTGGAGTGGCCGAAGAAGATATTAATTGCAGATGCACAACCGTCACAGTCGTTAATGGTATTGCTCCGAAGTTAAATCGAGAGGGTGAGAATTTTTACCAAAAGAAATATGATGATTGGTTGAAAAATAAAAAATAATAAGCGTTTGTCACTGACAGGCGCTTTTCTTAAGCCCTGAACATGGCATAAAACTGTTCAAATTCGACTAGACACGTCGTAAAAAGTGCAAGCATCGTGAGAGCGAACTCGTATAAAAGCGTAGGTGTGAGGAGGAAGAAAATGACATTTGAAGAGTATTTAAAATCTCTTGGGTTAGATGATGAGCAAGTGACATCCATTACTGCAGGAATGGAAGAAAACAAGTTCTATCTAACTTCTGAACAGAATCTTGAAGAACGCTATAACAAGGCTGTTCAACAACGAGATGAAGCCAATGAACAACTCAATTCTAGTAAGGAACGAATTACTGAGCTTGAAACTGCTGCCGAAGAGGTTCAAAAAACTTTAGAGTCTAATCAATCTGAGTTAGAAAAACTTGAAGAACTTCAAGGTCAAGTTGAAACACTGACAAGCGAAAATAGCTCAATCAAGCGCACTACTAAGCTTGAAAAATTGCTGACTAAAGCTGGTGTTAATGACATTGACTATATTCTCAACTATAAAATGCGTGGTGGAGAAGATTTAGAAGTTGGAGAAGATGGAGAGTTTACTAACTTCGACGACAAGCTCAATGAGTTGAAAGAAAGCTATCCAAAATACTTTGAGGCCCCTGAACCTCCAAAAGATGATAAGGGCTGGACTCCTTTGGATAACAACCCGAAAGACGGTAAAAATGTAGATTTTGACCCGTTCTCAGAAAAAATCGCCAAATATAACCAATAGGAGGAATTACTTTGGAAGACAAAGAAAAACAACCAATTACGGTTGCTCAGCTTAAAGAGGCTGGAATTGACAAGCTTATCACTGGACTAACAGACGCCATTGATAAAGAAGATGACGCAAATGTAGGTAAGGCATTGGAAGACCTTACAGAAGGTCTTAAAAAAATTGATTCGCCAGATGATAAAGAAGATGACGAAGACAAACCTGATCCATTTGCTGATAAAGTCGCAAAATATGCCCCACAAGGGAAATAAGAGAGGTAAAAAAATATGACAACTAATAACAACCAACAAAATGCACGTCGTTTTGAACCACAATATAAAGGTATTCTTGCCGCAGTATTCAACGCAAAATCAGCTTTCTCTGGTGCATTTTCACCAATTCAAACAGTTGATGGCATCACTTCTAACACAAAAGCCTTTTCTGTAAAAACTAATGCTACGCCAGTAGTAATTGGGACTTATAGCAAAGACGCTAACGTAGGTTTTGGAACTGGGACTGGAAACTCTTCACGTTTTGGTAACCGTACTGAAATCGTTTATGCTGATACTGATGTTGATTTCAGCTATGAATTGGCAATTCATGAAGGAATTGACATTGCCACAGTAAACGCTGGACTTAACGATGCAGTAGCTGACCGTTTGGAAGCTCAATCAATTGCTCAAACTCGTTATATGAACCAAAAGAACGGTAAATTCTTGTCTGATAACGCAAGCAAAACACTAGCAATGGTAGATGCTGATAGCAAATACACAGAAGAAAATGTCAATGCTTTGTTCAATGCCGCTGAAAAAGAATTCACTAATAATGAAATCGACGCAGATAAAACAGCCTATCTTGTTCCTGATTTATATCAAGCAGTTGTTGACTTGACTAATGCAACTTCACTAAAAGGTGCAACTGTCAGTCTTGATAAAAACACTGTTCCTGAATACAAAGGGTTCAAACTTGAAAAAACTCCTGATAAATACTTTGTTTCAGGCGAAGTTGCTTATTTTGCTGCTGATCAAGTTGCTATTCCATTTGTTGGTATTGCTACAGCTCGTACAATTGATGTAGAAGCCTTTGACGGTAAAGCCCTCCAAGCTCATGCAAAAGGTGGCCAATTCATGCTTGACGACAACAAAAAAGCTGTCTTGAAAGCAACTGCTCCAGCTCCAACTGCACCTCAATTGGCAACTGGAGTTACACTGGATCAAAGCACACTTAGTTTAAAAGTGGGAGAAACTGCAACACTATCAGCTACAGTTGAACCAGCTAATACTACAGATAAAACTGTAAGTTTTGCTTCTGCAGATCAAACAATTGCTACTGTAACACCAGTACAAGGTAAAGTAACTGCCGTAAAAGCAGGTACGACTGATATTACAGTAACAACCGCTAATGGTAAGACAGCTACTTGCACTGTAACTGTAACCGCAGCATAGAGAAAAAGGATGGGGGTAAATTATGATTATAACGCTAGATGAAGCACAAAAAATCAACCCTAGTCTTACTCAAGAAACACTTGATGGATTAGAGCAGTCTGTTCGTGCTCTAACTCATAATAAGTTTCAAAATCTTAATGTTAGATTTTACCAATTCAAAGTAACCGATGAAAATACTTTAGATTTCAATGACACGCTTTCTTTTCTCCGTGTTGGAGAAACGATTGAAATCAGTAATACTTGGAGTCAGACAGGTTCAGGATTGAACCAAGATATGGGCGTGAATGATGGCTTGTATGTGATTGAAGAAATCAACGACAAGACAATCAAGCTTAAAGATGCGGAACTGTTTAATGGCAGTTTCCAAAGTGCTTTTATCACTAAGATATCCTACCCTCCTGACATAGTTGAGGGTGTCAAAAGATTGCTCCAGTATGATGTATCTATGGGCGATAAACTTGGTATCAAGTCTGAAAGTATTGCTCGAATGAACATTACTTACTATGACATGAATTCGAGTGAATCTATCAATGGTTATCCGGCTAGTTTATTTGGTTTTCTGAAAAAATATAAGAAAATGAGGTGGTAAGATGTATGCACCTCATTCTTTTATTGTTCAAAAGTTTGAATCTGACAGTGACGGAATCGGCGGAGTTGTAAAAACTTGGAAGGATTTCACCACTGTAAAAGGTTATTTGGATTTAGTAAATGGGACAAATCAATCCACGTTACAAAATGCTATCGTTGAGGAATCTACTCATATCTTAATTATTCCAAAGTATGTTTCTGGAATCACTGATAAAATGCGAGTTATTGATGAAGAGGGAAAAGTATATTCAATTACTTATCCTGATAATCCTATGGGACTCAATCATCATAATGAGATTTATCTTGTTTTTGGAGGTAAGAATGGCAATTAAGTATGAGAATAATTTCCCAGCCGTAGAAAAGTTGATTGATAGCAATGTAGAACGTGCTCTTATTGCTTCAAGTGAACTTGTTCGCTCGCAAGCAAAGACAAATGTCACTGCAGCAGGAAGGGTGGACACCGGTAAGTTACATGATGACATCAATTATAAATTAGTAAAAGATAGTGGCTACTCTGGCGGAATGGCTTCACAGGTTGGCTCGCCTGACGAGCATGCAATTTACAATGAATTCGGTACCGGTGAATTTGCTGAAAATGGCGCTGGTCGAAAGGGTGGCTGGTTTTATCGAGCTGCTGACGGAACACCACACTTTACTAAAGGTTTAAAACCTATCAAATTTATGAGAAATGCTTTTCGTGACACTAAGCAAGAAGTTCAGAATATCTATCAACAGGAACTAGGAAAGGGGATAAAATGATTGAGTTATTGCAAACATTAAAATTGATGTTTGGCCAAGTTACTAAAGAGAGTTATTCGGAAATTAATAACTCTGAAAAAATTAATTACCCTTATCTAACATATTCACTTGATATTGATAACATCAACAGAAATACTGATGGCTTTTATTTAGACATTGATATTTTTGATGAGAATTCTAGTTTTATCAATATTTTTAATTTAGAAAGTCTCTTGCGTGAAAACTTTGATTTCAATCAAAAATTCACGGATGGGCTTTTTTTACGTTTTTATTTTCAACGTTCATTTTCAGTACCAACGCAAAGTGATACGCTGAAACGCAGAAATTTGCAAATTTATTGCAAAGTAGATTGGAGAAATAAATGACATTACCAAACTCAGGTTATACAAAAACTTCATCAGAAAATTTCATGATTAATGCAGGGACAATTGTAGTAAATGTGGAATGGGACGATGCTACAAAATCATTTACAGGAACACCACTTGGCGCAACAAGTGATGGAACAAAAGTAAATATCGAACAAAAATACCGCAAAATCGCAGTTGATGGAACTGGCCATGTGGATGTTCAAGGTCTTTGGGTACTTGATGAAGCACACGCAACAGTTGGTGCTAAACTGAAAGAACTTACGGCTGAAAATATGGCCCTAGGACTTAATGGTACTAAAAACGAGTCAACCGATTATGATGGCTATACTGAAATTAAATCAAAACGTTACCTTGAAGAAGGTGATTACATCAAAAATATGGCGATTGTTGGTAAATTGACAGGTAGTGAAAAACCTATCATCATTCTTTTAGACAATGTGTTGACTACATCCGCTTTTGCTCTTGAAACAAAAGACGGTGATGAAGCTGCTATTGATTATGAAGGAACAGCCAATGCATCATTTGAACAATTGCAAAATGATGAGTTCCCTTGGACTATCCTTTATCCAACTGACAAAGCAGTTGCAGTAACTGGAGTAACGTTGAACAAAACAACATTATCACTTGCGGTTGGAGCTAACGACACACTGACAGCAACTATTGCACCAGCTAATGCCACTGATAAATCAGGAAACTTTAGCTCTGCTGACCCATCTGTCGTGACTGTTAATGCACAAGGTAAAGTTGTAGGTGTAAAAGCTGGTACAACAAATGTTAAATACACCACTTCAAACGGCCTCAGTGCAACTTGTGCTGTGACAGTAGCCTAAAAAATAGAATAGAGGAAAACACTTATGACTGAACAATTGAAATTACGTGAATTGCAAGGGGATGACCTATTTACACTTCTTGGAATTTTTGCAAAGCTTGAAATTCAAGATGACATTGTTGAAATTTTCAATGGGGTAGATACTTCTGACCTTGCAGTAATTGAGGCACGAGGTAGAAACCTTATGTCAAGTTTAATTTCAAAACTGTTGAAAAATATCACAACTGTAAAAGTAGAACTCAACAACTTCTTAGGTGAATTGGCTGGGACTACTGGTGAAGAAATCGGTCAATTGAATCTTGTCACTTATGGTAAATTGGTGAAAGATTTTATTGGAAAACCTGAGTTGAAAGATTTTTTCCAATCATTGTCATCATAAAACAAATTGATGACGGTGAACATCAGTTAAAAGATTTCCTTTTTAGAAGATATAGTAATCCATTGGCTGTCTTGGCGACCTATTCGCTGGGACAGGCAGTGGATTTTATTTTATATCTTTATGAACAGGAAAACGAAGAAACGTTATGGGAGATGTGGCTTTCTAAGGATATCGACGAAGACTTTTCAGAATTTAAAAAGAAAAATATGAAAACTTTGCGAATCAAAGAAAAAGATGTCATTACCCCTGATAAAGAGCAAGAAAATTTAAACTTTGCAGCTCAATATTTCAATTTTAGTAAGGAGGTAAAAATGAATGGAAGTATTTAGTTTATTTGGTACGCTTGGTTTAAGAGGCGCTAGTGATGTAAAAGCTCAACTTCAAGAAACGAGCAAACAAGCCGATAATACGGCCAAAACATTTGATAACTCTACTGAGAGAACTGGGAAAAGTTCTCAAAGTCTTTTAGCTAAAATTGGAGCTGGATTCACACAAGCTGGAAATGTTGCAGGCCAATTTGTAGCTGGATCAATCAGAGCAATTGGGAACTTTGGTCAGTCCCTTGAAAATCAAGGTCAGAAAATGATTAACTTCGGTGGTGGGGCAAAAACTGCCCTTGCTACTGTTGGTTTATCAGTCGGAACGCTTGCAATGTCTATCACAGCAGGGATGAAAAGATTAGACGCTTTGAATGGCGCTAACCTTGTCTTCCAATCAATGGGAGCTGCTGCAGATACTTCATTTGGTGGAATCAGTAAAGCAGCACAAGATATGACCAAAGGGACGGTTATGGCTGTTGGTGACTTTAATTCTAAAGTTCAACAATATATAGCCAAAGGAGTCCCACAAGCTGCAGCAATTGCAACAACTGCATTAAATGCTTTTGTTAAAGGGACATCAGTTGGGATGACTGATGCAGCAACAGCGACTGCTCGTTTTAACTCTGTTGGCATGGATTTGAATAAATCTACAACAGAATTTAAAAATATGACCAAGGTTTTGGCCGGGACGGGTAATGCGACAGCTGCAGGAATTGACGCAGCTTCATTGGCAATTTCCCAAATGGCTGGTAAAGGGAAGTTGGACATGGGTAATATGTTACAACTTATGAATACAATGCCCAATGCCTTAGCTTTTGTCTCACAATCTACCGGAATATCTATGAAAGATATTCAACAAGCCATTTCTGACGGTAAAGTAAGCTATGAAGACTTTTCTAAAGCTTTGCAAGACCAATCAGTAAAAGTCGATGAACAGTTTGCCAAACAGGGTGGAGTTATGGCCCAAACTGGTAAGACCTTTGAAGGTTCTATCTCAAACATGAAAGCAGCTGTTGCACGTTTTGGGGCTTCAATCTTAGAAGGAATTGGTCAAAGTAAAATAACTGATGCAATGGCAAACATTGGTTCAAAAATTGATGAAACTGCCACTAAAATTACTCCTATCATTCCAAAAGTCGTTGATTTTGGAACAAAATTATTTAATCTAGCTCAAAAATTTGCGCCTGTTATTGGTGCTTTTTTAGCCTTTAAATTAGGTGCGCTTGGAGTAGGAACGGTAATGAAGCAGGTTGGTAGTATTTTTACAACCTTTGCTAAAAATCCTATTTTGTCTATTATTATGTTGTTAGTTGCAGCATTTGTGCAAGCATATACACATAGTGAAACTTTTAGAAAAGCAATCCAAGACTTATTTTCTGCTATCCAAAATAGTGGAGCGATGGAGCTTCTCAAAATAGCGTTCGAGCGTATCAGCACTGTGGTGGGTCAGGTTAAAGACTCTGTAAGTAAACTTTGGGATAACATTTCAAAGGGAACTAGTACAAGTGACATCATTCAAACAATAGTAGGATTTTTTAATAATCTAGGACTAGCAGTATATGATGTTGTAGATTTTGTTACTAAACTGTGGGAAAGTCTTCAAAATAGTGGGGCATTAGATGGATTTAAGAATGCTTTTAAAAATACTTTTTCAATTATAAGCAGCTTGGTTTCTCCAGTAATTGATTTAGTTAAGAAGCTTTGGGATAAAATTTCCGAAGCTGGTAGTCAACAATCTGTCATTGAAACATTAGATGGTGCTTTTTCAACGGTTGGTTCAACAATCGAATCTGTGACTGGATTTGTAAAAGGATTAGTTGATTGGTTTAAACAAGGCGGCACCGGAGTGGACGTTTTGAAAGCTGCATTTGTTGGTCTTGGAACAATCCTTGGTGGTTATGCAGTATATCAAGGAATTTTAAAAGGTATTGCTTTAGCTCAACAAGCTTGGGCAATCGCTACTGGAGTTTGGAGTGCAATTACCACTGGTGCAACTGCAATACAAACGGCATTTAATGCCGCAATTGCTGCAAATCCGATAGGGATGATTGTAGTTGCAATCATGGCAGTAGTTGCAGTTCTTATTTACTTTTTCACTCAAACTACTGCCGGAAAACAAATTTGGCAAGACTTCATTAATTGGCTAAAAGTTGCTTGGCAAGGAATCAGTTCATTCTTTAGTGGACTTTGGGATGGAATAGTAAGTACATTCAATAATGTTGTAAGTAGCATAAGTCAAATATGGACTAACATTGTAAACACATTTAACTCCGCTGTTAATTCAATCGCAGCATTTGTAGTTCCAATATTCAATAATATTGTTTCAGGGATTCAAATAGCAATGAATCTAATTTGGTCAGTGATACAAATTGTGTGGCAGGCTATTAAAGTTACTTTCGAGCTTGTAGTAGGTGGAATAGTCGCTTATATAAAATGGGCTGGCGAAGTATGGCTTTCTATCATAACAACCGCTATGAATCTTATAAGCAGCGTCATCACGACAGTTTGGAATGCAATTAAACCTTTTGTAATGACTGCGGTAAATGCCATTAAAGATGTTATTACAACAGTGTGGAATGCTATTGCTTCTGTAATCACTACAGTGATGACCACTATTGGTAATGTGATTTCAACAGCATGGGCTGGAATACAAGTTGTCTTTAGTACGGTACTAGGATGGATAAGTTCATACATCAGTATTGTAGTAAGCACTTGGCAAACCATTATTTCTACAGTGATGAATGCTATTCTTGCTGTGATTGTTCCGATTTGGAATACAATCAGTTCTGTTGTCAGCACAGTTGTTGGCACTATCAGAAATGTTATCTCTACAGCTTTTGAAGCTGTCAGAAGTACAACTGTTAATGTATTTAATGCTGTAAGTGGCGTTGTATCAAGTGTCTGGAGTACGATTACCAATACGATTACTAACGCTGTTAATGCTGTTAAAAACGGCGTATCTTCTGGATTTAATGCAGTGAAAAGTGTTGCGTTAAGCATATTTAATGCTGTAAGTAGTAGTATTTCAAGTATTTGGAATGGAATCAAAAATGCTATCTCTAACACTGTCAACAGTATTAAGAGCACAGTATCAAGCGTCTTTAATGCCATAAAAAGCGCTATGGAATCTCCTATCAGAGGAGCGCAAAGCGTTATTAGTGGGATAATTAATACAATTAAAGGGTTGTTCAACTTTAAAATTAGTTTTCCTAAAATTGAAATTCCAAAAATTCCAATGCCTCACTTCAAAATTAGTGGTGATTTTAATCCATTAAAAGGGAAAATACCATCAGTTGGAGTTGACTGGTACGCAAAAGGTGGGATTATGACCGGAGCAACGATATTCGGAATGAATGGTAATAATCTTCAAGTGGGTGGTGAAGCTGGACGTGAAGCTGTCATTCCGTTGAATAAAGAGACACTTGGCCAGATTGGGGATGGAATTAAAAAATCTACCTCAGGTATGAATGATGATGATTTTACTTTCATCCAAAATAACTACAGTCCAGAAAATATTGATGCACGTACAGCATCTAAATATGCCAAGAGAGATGGTAAAGATATGCTACGTACACTTAGAATTAGGAGTAATTAATCATGCAAATTGTATATAAAAATACTAATGGGGAGCAAGTCGTCCTTGGACAAGAACCTCCTTTTTTAGTTACTTCAAAAAAAGGGTTTGCTCAGGTTGATAATGTCATTACCAAACAAACGCAGTATGGGTTGGATGGCTCAATTTTAATCAATCAGCAACTTGATGATAAGGAACTTGAAATTGAAGGTGAATTTATCGCCAGTGATTCCAGTGATTTAGAAAATAAAAAAACACAACTTGCCAGTATTTTTAATCCTAAATTGGCTGGAACACTTACGTATTTCCCAGATAATGGAGGAGTTTATTACTTGGATGTATTGGTTGAAAAATTTTCAATGAACGAATCCTCAACAAATCTAAGTCAAGTTTATAGTATTAATTTCCTATCACTTGATTCCTATTGGGTAGATAAAAATCAAGCTGATAAACTTATTCCTCTGTCTACTTTAAAGAAAAATTTAACCTTTCCTTTAAGGATATCAACTGGATTCACATTTGCGGTAAGGTCTTCAAATAATATCCAAACAATTGTAAATGATGGTGACGTCTCAGTAGGCATGATTGTACTATTAGAGTTTACTGGTGAAGTGACCAATCCAAAAGTTTTAAATGTGACAACTGGAGAATATTTCAGACTAGAGAACACTTACACAGTTGGAGAGATCATCAGAATTGTTACTCTTCGGGGTGAAAAAGAAGTCTTACTGACTACCAGCGATGGTACAGAACAAAATAACCTTGAATTTTGGGATGAAGATAGTATTTTCTTACAACTTGATAAAGGCAATAACTTTTTCCAATTACAGGCTGATTCCGGTTCAGAAAATATGATTGGTACTGTAAGAATTAGTCCCAAAGTATTAGGAGTTTAAAATGCAAAGAATTTTACTTACTTATCAGTGGTTGGGTGATTTCAACTACGCAAAAGCAAAAATTTTTGATGGCTTTGAGTCCCTAATAATTTATGAGAACTACGGTAAATGTAACACATTTGAACTTGATGTACCCTTTAGTTTTGAAAACAATTCTATCTTCAAACCAGAAAATGTTTTTAAATTTGACGGTGTTTACTATTACGTTGATGATGTTTCAGGTACAAATGATAAGTTGAAAGTTTTCGGGAAATCCTTAGCTGGTAAATATGATAGTCGAATTATTGACAGGACATATGTTGCCAGCAAAAGCCCTGCTTTAATTGCTTGGGACCACATTAATCAAGAAATCATAAACCCGGGGAACTATTCAGACATCAATGGCTCATATAATGGAGCAGATAGAAAAATAGATTATCTTACTTTATCAATTGCTTCAGATTTGGGACTACAGTCTATTGATTATCAAAACTCTTATGGTGAAGTTCAAAAGCAAGTTGAAACATTGTGTGAAACTTATAATTTTGGTTTTAAAGAAGTTGGAGCAAAAGGGCTTGTAAGCAACCAAATTCAATTTTTTAAGGGTAGAGATGTCTCTAAATGGGTTGTCTTTTCTGATGATTCAGACGGTTATGAAAACCTTAATGAAGTAGAATTTGAACATTCTACTTTTGATAAAAAAACAGTAGCTTATGCCTTTGGAGAAGGAGAGGGCAGTGACCGTAAGAAAATTGTATTAAATCCAACAATCAAAGGTCTATCCCGAAGAGAATTATATGTAGATGCAAGGGACTTGCAAAGTAGTGACGGAACTACTACAATTCCAGAAGCAACCTATAATAATATGTTAAAGGATAGAGCCAATCAAGCTTTAGCTGATAAAAAAGAAGTCATCACCTTAAATGGTGATTTTGTTTTGACGTCTAAGTTAGTACAGTTTGGACGTGATTTTTTTGTCGGTGATACTGTTAGATTGACAAGTAAAAGATATGGGGCAGCGAAAACGGCTGTTATTTCCCAAGCAAAGAAAACTTACAACGATAAGGGAGAGTATTTGGAATTAATTTATGACAAAGAAACTCCCACAATATTTGATATTTTAGGGAGGAATAAATGACATCAAATGAAAAATCTTTCCCTTGGGATGACCATAATGGTGATCGTGAATATAGTTCTGATGAATTTGCAGAATTTTTCTCAACTTTATTTAAACCAGGGGTAGTGGCAACAGCCAACTTTGGAACTGGTCTACAGATTACAGAATCAGCTAGTTTGGGAATGCGTGTGAAATTTGGTTCCGGAGAAGCCTTTAGTAGCTTCGGCCGTAATTATGTTCATGACAAAGATGAAGAAGTAACTGTTCCAATTGCAAGCACATTGCAAGACAGAAGTGATAGCGTAGCGATTCAATTCAATAAGTCTCAACGTGAGGCTTTTTTTGTTTATAAAGAATCGGATGTTACAGTAACTCGAACAGATAGTATTTTTGAATTACAAATTGCTAAAATACTTGTTCCCAAAAATAGCACACAGATTACTAATGCCAATATTACTGATATGCGAGCTAATGAGAGCGTCTGTGGATATTTCAGCCCTCACGGAAAACTTAATACAGGAGATATCACAGCACAGTTCACAGCTTGGTTTGAATCATTCAAAGGTAAATTAGGGACTGACCCAGCTACAAATTTACAATTGCAAGTTGATAGCTTAAAAACTGAAACGGATAGTATTTTAAGCAGAGTTTATCCAGTTGGTGCTTATTACTTTAGTTCTCAATCAACAGAACCAGCTACATTGTTTGGTTTTGGGACTTGGTCAAGAGTTAAAGGCCGCGGGCTAGTCGGTGTTGATGAATTAGATTCAGCTTTATCAAGCGGTGGCAAACAAGGCGGTTCAATAAATCCTTTGTCACAACATACAATTGCTCCATCAAGCGGTCAGTTCGTTGTCGCTCGTGGTGTAGGAAATCAACACTGGTCTTCTGGTGGTGCGCCAAGCAATTCTTACGCAATGGACACAGAACAGAGTGGAATCACAGTTGGAGATAACACTAACCATAATAACTGGCAACCATTCGAGGCGGCCTATATTTGGAAACGTACAGCTTAGAAAGTAGGGGGTATGGATGCATTAGTGCATGAAGGGTGGCTTTTTTTCAAACTTGTTATTGATAATTGGGCCGCTCTTCTTATA